AACAGTCGGGAATGTTGCGTTCTGTACGACTTGATCGCTTTGGGCCATTACAGTGCTCGACCGTATCCAGTCGCAGTGTAACTGAAACCGCTATTTGTCGCTCCTGTAAGCGTTGCCGTAAATCCTGCCCCCGTGACGCTACTCAACGTCACATAACCATCCGCCCCAAGGTCTGTCGGAGTGATAACCACGTCAGGCGCTTGATAAAACGCATTGCCAAATGTCACTGCGCTGCCAGACGAACCAGTGCCGGTTTCTGTACGCCGCCGCAGTTGAAGCGTCGCACCAAGCTGATCAGCTGCGACGTTGATGTTTGAGCTTGTTGTGGTTAATTGTGCTTTGATCTGGATGCCGCGACCTTGAATTACGCCTGCAACAAATTCGGTCCATGGCCCCCAAATCGGTGAACCTGCTGGGTCGTCATCCGTCGTTCGCACGTAAGTCACCGTATTGACAGAATCCGATGATGTACCGTCAAAAAAGCCAGTAGCGTCGTCAAACAGTCCGGCATAACCGTCGAACAAAGTTCCCGTTTGAACCGTGGGGCGACTAAGAATTGTGCGGCGAATGATCGTGTCATAAACTGCCCCAAAGTCAAAAGTATCTTTGTAGATGTATTCAGCTTGTCCATCGACTTCAAAGTAAAAATCAACGGCATAACCTAACGCAACGTAAGCGTCAGGCTCTAGCACTAGCGCTGTTTCAGCTACGTCATATGCACAGTTGACAGCTGTTCCGTCAAACGGCGGGGATAGGCTTTGCTCCGCATAGGTTTTGACAGTCAGTAGCGCGTCAGGGTCAGGCAGTGCAACCTCATAACCAACTGCGTTGACAGAACGATTGCCAAGGAAGTCTTCGGCTTTGACAAAGTACGTTCCAGCAAGCAATGGCACCTGCTTTTGGGTAGATGCACCAGAAACGCCATCGACAATGCGGTTGCTGCTATTCCATTCAGCGGCTGCTAAAGGCCGTGGATCGTGGCGAATAATGATTCGTCCACCAAGCTGCACATCTAGTTCGTCAACCTGATCCCAAGACAAAATTGCCAGTGTGTCAGTTGTAGGCGTCAGGCTTAGATCAACGATGTCAGCCGGTGGTGCGCCAAGACCTTGAACCGTGTAATTAGCAAGAGCAGGTTTGCTGAACAGAATGCCGCTACCGCTAATAGCGCTGACTTGGATTTGATAGTTACCTGGCTTGGCGTCAAGAATGTCTAGTGTGGTGCCTTGAATGATTTCTTCAGTAAAGTTGTCGTCTTCGTGGCGGTAACGAACGCGGAATTTCTTGGTGGTTTGGCCGCTGGGAACGCGCCAGTGCCACGTAATCTTGATGGCTACTCTGCCGTTCAGTACAAATTGAACTTCCTTGGTTGGCTCCGTTCCACCCAGAGGAATTGTCTCTAGTACCTCAAGGTCTTCTGGTGGTTCGGGGATAACGTCTAAGTTTGTCGCATCACGCCGCTGAAGTTCTTCGCCATCTTCAACGTAAGCGTACTTACCCTCGTTATACGAAACGGCATTGATGGTATAGAGCATTTGATCCTGCTCTTCAATTGCAAGCACGCGCCATAGTGTCGGCTGGATGTTATTCGCGCCCAAACCAAGGGTTTCAAGCATCCAAATACTGTTGACGTTTGGCGTGACACTAAACGTCCCGACAATCGTAATAACACCACCAGCGATAGTGCTGATGTCCTTGGTTTCAGACGTGCCATCTGGCAAGATGACGTGCAGCTTGCTACCTGAACCAAAGTTCAAGTCGGTGCTTGCCGTGTCGTCAACCGTGATTGAATTGCTAGTCGCAGCACTGATTCGCCCTGCTTTGCGTTCGCCAGCAACAACAGGATCAGCAATCTGAATCACCATGCCAGGCCGGACAACCTGCCCAGCATCAAGGCTTGACGTAAACGAGACGACTTCTTTCTCGTACTTATCAGAGTACAAAATCCACTTGCCTATCCTTGCTGCTTGACCGCGACTGGTGCAGGCAAACGCATCAAACTCTTTACGCACCACGCCGTATTTTGCGATGCCATCATGATCTTCAACTACCTCGTAGGCTTTATCTTTGAGGTCAATGTCGAGGTAGCTGACCACGACAACGGTGGGGCGAGTTTTCAGGCTGCTGCCGCTATAGGTAAAACCATCTTCTGTGACATTGGCCATCGTGAATAGATAGGCCGGATCCCGTGGTGCGTCTTGCGCGATCGTCAGGCTGCCTGAACTCCAGAAGCCCTGACAACGCATGACTGACAACAGGTCGTTAATAAGCTTGAAAGATTCCTCGGCTGTTTGAATCGTGGTGTTGCAGCTGAAGCGGGCTTCCGTTCCACCAAACCCGTCATCAACCAGTTCGTTGCTGTATTTTGACGCTGCAAAGAACGCCCACTTATCGAGCTGAGAGGTGTCAATATGGTTGCCGAAACCGTACCTAGTGTTGGTCAGCAGATCCCATAGGATCCACGCTGGACAGGCGCACCAAGTTACAGCGGCAAATGTTCCGTCCCAGACGAAATTCTGTGGGTAGATAATTCTGCCGGTGTCGGAGTCAACGGTGACACCATTGGGGATCCTGACCTTGACACCTTTGACCAAGTACTTACGCGATGGGATGCTGTTGAATTGCTCAGCGTCTACACGCAAACCGACGAGTGCGCTATTTGGGTAAGTAAGCTTTGCCCACTTGATTTCCGTCAAGCTTGTCCAGCTAAAAGCGTTAGTCAGCAGTGAGTTACTGCTATCGCCCGTGATGCGCTCAACCTTGACATCGACGTTGTCAGTAGGGTTTGGTCGCTCCAGTTCAATCAAATAATCTTTTTGATATAAATCAGCGGTGCGGCCACTGATCCTATCGTTGACAACCTCTACGAAACCAGCATTCGCATACTGCAAATAAATCTTCAGTCGAACAGAAGTGCCTTCAGTGTCTCCAGTTTCGTTATCAATTTTTTGCAGCGATGGAATTGAAATGGTGATCCTTACTGCATCGACTTCGTCATCAGTGACGCTTTCTATGATCGGAACTGGTTGCGCAACAGGGCGATTCACTGCACGCTCGTTTTCCGTTCCAGGAGTCAGAGGAATATGCTCTTGGCTTTGCGTACCGTTGCGGGTGTAAACAGTAACGTCTTCAAAGTTAAAGTCGCCGGTTACGCCTTCCAGCTGGGTGTTGTTTAGAAAAATCGATTTGTTTCCGTCAACTAAACCTTCAATTTCGCCTTCTGAAATCAAATCGATGACGTTTGCGTACTGCCTTGAATCAAGGGAGTCAGGTGTGGTCCTAGGTGAACGGCTACTGCCACCACCACCGCCGCCGCCACCTTTGCCACCGCCGCCACCGCCGCCAGCACCGATAATCGTTGTCATGTCCTTACCTGAACGGTGTCGATGCCAGCAGAGATAACAACGCTGCCAGTCAGAGTCTTACCGTAAACGATCGGAACAGGCGTGCCACCACGGCTTGTATTTTGTACGCCAGAAAATGAATATGACTGAGACTTGCGTGGATCCTGTTCAGTATCTGGGCCTTGCGGAGTTGCAGGTACTGGGGAAATAGCCTGAGCAATACCAGTTAATAAAAGACCTGCACCAATAAAAAACAACGCAGATGATCCAGCTGCAGCACCCGTTCCACCAAAAATACCGAGAGCGCCTCCAGCTCCAGCAAAAGCAGTGCCACCAAAACTCACAAACGAAAGAGCAACCAATGCAACACCGGCAAGGATAGTCAAACCAGCGTTACCACCAGCGCCGACAACCACTGGAACGATTTTGATCTCTTCCTGCCCAACAGGGAAATGCAACTCGTCCAATGTCAATGCACGTTCGCCCACCAGCACTCTGTAATGCTGATCAGCCATGTGTTCTTCTAATGCGGGAAAATTTGCAATTAACATTCGCACTACTTCTGCTGTAGTGCTCAAGTCTGCTTCTAATACAGTTCGACCGACGAACTTGGCAAGCTGCCCGTAAAGTCTGACCTTACGCAACATGACGCAGCCGCCTCCCTGTCACCGATTGTAGCCAGCCACCGTAAATATCTCTACTGCTTAACCGTCCTGCAAGGTGATGTAGCACCATGCCATCACCGATAAATACGGCGCAGTGATTCAAGCCTTTGCCGTTAATCTGCATTAGCAGCAAGTCGCCACGCTCCAACGGTTCGTTTTCGGCCAACTGGCGGAATCCTGTTGCAGCCCAGGCGCCATCAAACATCGGCGCATTCATGAACAGTTCTGGTGTTGCAGGGCGATCCCAATCGCGCAGCATGATTCCTTGTTCTGCGTACCAGTCACGCGCCAAAGTCCAGCAATCATTGACAGCCCAAGTCCATTGCCTGCCAATCAAGGGAGCCTTGTAGCCGCAAGGGCAGTATTCGCCCCAGGTTTCAATTCGTGGGTTGACGATGTACCAGGGGAGGCCGTGTTTTTCTGCTGAAACTCGATCGGCTTCGCTGGCAACTGGTGCGGTATGCGGATGGCTGTGAACAATGCCGATAATTTCACCAGCATCTGATGCAGCAGCGTAATCCTCAGGATTCAGCACGAACATGCTTTCCATGTTGTGCGCCATGTTCCTACATGGCCAGTACCGCTCACGACCTTTAACGACAACGACCAAACCGACCGACTCCCAAGGATCGCGGTCTTTAGCGTCTTGTAATGCAGCGTCGCGCCAAGTCATGCGAAGAAAGTACCAATGCCGGGATAGCCGCCAAATGGCAGCTCATTGTTCTCACCAAATCTAGCTTCGCAGCTACTCTGCTTCTTGCCGCAAACATCCTCGAATGAATCAGCTACAAAATTGTCGTTGGCATCAAAGTAATTAGTACCGGTATAACCGCATTCAGCGGATCGATACACCCATTGGCAACGGCTGATGCACTGACGCTTGGGTGCGCGAACACCTGCAAGGTCAAATGCACTGGCAAGCTCAAACTCGACTAAGTTTCGATTTTCGGTTGACTTGCGGTCAACGTAATACACCTCAGTAGGAAATAATGCAGTTGGATCGGGCGTGCCGTAAGGATTCCCCGATTCCACAAAGCCGACTGTGAGGACGCCGTCTTGAGTTATCAGGCTGTCTCCACTTTGCGTTGTTAGTTCTGATCCTGGCGTACCAAAATTTGCGTCATCGATATAACGCGCCAAGGTGCGGAGCCGCGTCACCTTGGCACCTTCTAAACCGTTGGGCAGTGTTGCTAGCAGTGCCGTAATCGTGCTGAAGATGTTGCTGACCCTTAGCGTTGGCCTTGGCAAACTGCCTTGGCCAGAATACGCAAAACCCTCAGCTTCAATCGGTAGGGCTATGTATGGTATCCCACCAAAGATCAAGTTATTGCCGGTGTCTGGTTTGGTGCCGCTGTGGAAATAGTAAGTCTGGTTTACACCGTGCTGGTTGGCGTTTAGTTCGAGCTGAAATAGCTCAATGATCGCAGTCGGATTGATTCCCTGCAGCTCACCAGTTATCGCCGCACTGGATTCGGTGTCGGTATAACCGACATCCCAGTAACCGGAGACAACGTAAGCCATGTTCAGCTAACTACAGCTTTGATAATTGCAAAGCCAATTACGATTGCTTCAGACAGCGCACCACCAGTAATGTTGCGGACATTGATGCTTGCGGAACCCGATCCAGCCTGAGCGTTCAGAAGATACGACCCAGCGCTGCCTCCGCTGACATGGTTGAGAACAATGATGTCGGTAGCAACAACCTCGGTGTTGGTCAGCGTGAAAGTCACGGTTGTGTCGGCAGCAAGTGCTGCTGCGTTCATCGTTATTTGACCGCACTTTTTGCTAAGCGTGACGCCTGTGCTTTTGCTAGTGGCTTGTGTAACTGTGCCGCCTTCGCCCGCTACGTAACCAGCTTTATCTGTATTGAGGTTGGTGAAGTTGGCATCAACTTCGGTGTGAGTGAGTGGTGAGCCCTTGCCAGCCCTAGTGACAATAGTGCTCATGGCTCAAATACTTGGCGGAAGTCCGCTTTTATCTTACTGCGCTCAAAAGAATAGATTTCTCGTGACCATTCATCGCACACCCACTTGTAGACTGTTGCCGTTCCAGGGGGTGTCCAATCGAAGGAGGCTGCATCGACTGCCCTGGCGTCTAGGAATGTCTCAACAATGTCAGCGTCGGTGTCCTTTAGGTCAAAGGTGAGCGACCACACCTTCGGGTTTTGGTTCAGGCCGAAAGAAACGCGGTTCTCGTAACCATCCCCAAACTGCACCTTGCGGGTGTTGGGACGACTCTGTTTTGTAGCAGAGTAGACGGGGTCGTAGGAAGGGAAGGTAGCCATCAGTTCGCCAAGAGTCCTCCGGGTCGTTTCTGCTTGATAATCTCAGCCTGGACAGCCGCCGCGAGGGCATTACCCACTTGGTTGGCGCGGGCACCGTTACCTCGGGTATCGGTCTGTGTCTCAGTGACGTTTACAACCACATTAACGTCACCGCCCAGGGCGTTGTTTGGAACGATATTGCCGGAGTTATTGGGAACAAACAGCTCAGGACCGCGCTCGCCAACCATGTAGGGCGTACCAGTGGAAACCGGACCGCCGTTTGCACGGGCAGACATTGCTTCCATGCCTCCTCCAAAACCCAATCGAGGTACGTACTTAAAGAAGTTTGCGTCGAGGTCTACGCCCTTTACATAGGACGCGGGGCTCTGCCCGGTTGCAAAGGCGCGTGCAATTCCCAGAGCGATGTATTGAGCAATCATTGTCGCTGCTGTTTTAAGCAGCATGTCGGCTATGTTCCGCAAAAAGTCAGCAAAAACTTGCTCTGCAGTCTTAGTACCCGCCACCATGTCGCGGATACCAAAAGTAACCAACTCGCTAGTAAGCTGTGCGACTTCACCGACCTGCTTGTACTTGTCTAAGAATTTCTGGAGGACTTCATCTTGGCGCCCCAGTACGTCTAGACCGAAACCGGCTTCAAATGACGGTGCGTTCTTGTCATCTCTGGAGAAAAAATCTGTTCTCTCGAGGTCGGAAGCGTCCAGTCCAGCCGCTCTTAGAGATGCAGCAGCTCTTGCCTCGATTATCGCAAGCAATTCTCTTTCTTTATTTAGTTCTTCCGCTTTACCTTGTTGTTGTGTATTCAGAAGCTCATTTATGCGAAGCTGTACGGTTTCTGTTTCATACTTAATACGTAGTAGCTCTTTATCTAAAGCGCTACCGGCTTTCTTAACAGCTATTTCTTGTTCTAATGTACGTATAAGGTCTTCGCCTGTTCTTAGCGATCTAGAAACTTCTTTTTGTTTACGTTGTGCTTCTCTTTGAGCCTTATTAGCTGCTGCGGCGGCTGTACGTGTTGCACGCCTTGACGCTCTTTCTGCTTCTTTAGCTTTTCTAGCGGTAAACCGTGCACTCTCCTGATCTATTTGATTAAGTCTCTTTGTTAGCTTTTCGTTTTTAATCTTTACCCGAAGACTGCGCCGCTCTGGGTCCAAACGTCCGCGAACGAAATCGGTATAAATCTTTTCGTTTTCTATGCGGGCTTGGTCTTGTGCGATCGATCTTTGTTTTTCAAAATATGCTTCGGCTTCGTTGTCCTTATTTATTGCACTAAGCTCTGTTAATTGTTGCTGCAACGGTAGTTCTAAACGCAGATTTCTTAGGCGATCTTGTGCAGCCAGCTGAAGTGCTTTCTCTGTTGGATCTTCTGGCCTAAGTTGTTCAGGTAAAAGCTCCAGTATGTCTTTAGTTTCTCCATCTGGACCAGTAGGAAATGTACGATTCTGGTTAGTAAATTCGTTCCACCTATACCCTAAAGCTATGAGGGAGGTGATTAACCTCTGCACTGCATTATTAGTGCGATCGATTCTCTCACCTGCACGGATAAAGGCGTCAGCATTTTCATCACCGATTTGACGTGCTAACTCTTTTTGGGCCTCCGAAGCGGCTAATGCTGTTTGCCCGCTGGATTGCAGATTGGATATGTAGTTGCCAAGCTCCGGGTTTATTCGCCCCAGGGCATTCTCCAGCGCACCAGTTGCATCACCTCCTTCACGAAGGGCTTTGCTAAAATCAACAGCTTTATTTGCTGCTGTGTCAAGAGAGCCACCAAGAGCACTGAGGAGAATTTGTGCGCCAAAACCGCCGCTGCCAGTGCCTGCAAAGGCACCGGCTATGCCACCACCCACCGCTCCGGCACCGCCGCCGAACAGCAAGGGAAAACCTGCGCCTAAAGTTAGGTCTTCAGCTAAGCGTTGGTTAACCTGCTGTATCCTTTGACGGCGTTGCAGCGTGGCGTTAATCTTCTCTTCTGTACGGGCTGCACGTTGAGCAAGATAATACTGCTCCGCTTTTTCCTTAGAAATTTTATCCTCAAGAAGACCTTGCCTAATAAGTTCTGCATTTTCTTCTGCCCGTTGTCTTTTTCGTTCATCCCCCTGAGGATCTATCCCAAGTTCCTTTAAGGCATCTGTTCTTATGCTACTTAAACGTGCTGCGTAGTCTCTTGCCTGCTGTTCTGCCAGCGCCCATGCTCTGGCAAGGTTTTTTACCTCTCCGTTTTGTCTAGAAAGTCCCCCATTGGCTAACTTTACATTGTCAAGTATGGTCGAATATACATCAGCAGAACTAGCGGTTGAGGCAACTGTATTGCCCAGTAGCCTTGCTTTTTTGGCTGCATCATCTGCACTATTGGCAACCTCTCTTATTCTGTCTGCCAAAGCTTTTAGTTGCTTTGCGGCAATATCACCTCCAATGCCGCTGGTTTTGCCAAAAATGTTTAGTGGTCTGTCGTTTATTCTATTTAATAGCGTGCTTACCTGCTCGATTTTTGTGATTACGCGCCCAATGCTGCGCTCATTATTTATGACTACGTTTATAGCCGCGTTATAGCCTGCCACTTTCTTGACGCAAAACTACCTGTCGTAAGTCTATCGACGACGACGGGCTTTCTCCATTTCCTTTTCTTGGTCCTCGTTGAGGATCTTGAAGTAGGCGCTCCAGCCGAGGAGTTCTTCGGGGGTCATCGTGGTGCGGACTTCGGACAAGCTCATGCCTAGTTCTTTGGCGACGCCGAACTGGAGCATGAGCCAGTTGTCTTTGCGAAGATCCGCGCTTAGGAGTTTGGGTCCATCTCCTCAGCGTTTTCGTCTTCGCTAAGGATGGCGAGCATCAAGGACTGGAGATCTTTGTCCTTGACTTCGTTTTTGAGGATGTCGATCTCTCCAGCGGCAAAAAGCTTCTTGCCGTTCTCGTCCAGAGCCTTTGCAATTAGGAGTTGGAGGGCAAACGCACCAGCATCATCGGATTTGGCTTGGCGTTGGGCGCGTTCGCGCTCGGCCATAGTCAAAGGTGTGACCCACATTTCAAATGTGGTGCCGTCAGAAAGTTCTACGACTTTCTTGGCTGGTTCGAGATTCGCGGCTTTGCGGAGGCGGTCAATCGCGCGAACTGGGACCGGCATGGAATACAAATGTATGTGTTTGTACTGTAGCGAAGAACAATAAAAAAGCCCCAGCATTGCCGGGGCTCAGTACATCTGCTTGTATCAGACTATCAGGACTTGGTGAAGTCGAAGCTCGGGGCAGCGCTGGGACGGAAGTTGATAGCCACGCTTTGGCCATCGTCGGGGTTCACGTTCAGGCTGGCAGAAGTCAGGATGACGGGAACTTCGATGGAACGGCTGGCGGTGTCGTCCACACTTGCGCCGCTCATGATGCGGTCGATGTAGAGCTTCATCGTTGCACCGTTCTGCTCGCGCTGGATCACGTCTTCAATCAGACGGCTGGAGAGCAGGGTGTCGTCGTCGGTGGTATAGACGGTGGCCGAGCCGGAACCGTCAGCAAAGCCAGGGATATAAGCCCGGAAAGGAGCAGTGCCGGTAACAGTTTGACCGATAGTCGTAACATCGATCTCGCTACGAGTGATCTCAAAGTTCCAGTCGCGCACCTGACCGACGACTTCAGCAGCGGTGTAAGTGATGCTGGCGAAGTCGGAACCGAAGCCAGTAGGTGCTGCAGTTGCGGTCTCTTCTGAACCACCCACCGTGGAGCTGAGGGTCATCACGCCGGTTGACTCTGAATAAGTCAACACGTAGTAATCACCGGCAGCAATCGCGCCAGTGGTAGTCGCTCCAGCGGGGTAGGCCAAGGTGACAGGGTCGTTGACGCGGAAACCCAGGTAAGAGCCAACGGTGATGTTGCCGCCGGTGGAAGGAAACGCGGAAGCGGTGAGGGTGGTGACAGAAGTTCCGGCTGGTTTGTAGTAGAGGGCGCCGGAGGTGCCCGACAGGACGGTTGCCATGAGAAAACCTAACAATGGGGAGTGTCGCGGGCACTGCCCGGCTTCTTACAGGTTAGCCCCTATTTATGACAGGTCCGTTGCAACATATGGTGCTTCAAGTCTACTTACAAAATGAGGTGATGTTTCCGTTGATGAGAACGAAGGGCCGCTTAACGGACCAACGCGGGTGTAAACGCCGGTAGAGGTTTTTGCGGTGTTATTGAGTGCTTCAATAACGTCACTTGCTACTGATATAAGTTCTTGGTTACGGGCCGGACCACGGCCTTTTTCAGTAAAGATTTGCACTACAAGAGTGCCTCTTACATTATCAATTTCGTCAGATACTAGAGTTTCGTTGGTGAGTCCAAATTGTACGTTTACTCGGACAAACTCTGTTGTTGAGTTTGCCGGTGTGGCTGTTATGTTGTCGAAAAATACTGGTACTGGTGTTGCCAGGTCATTGAAGGCGGTGAGGATGGGGCTTTCCATGGACGCCCGGATTGCTTGGAAGTTCATATCGTTGAAAGGGTTGCAACTATATCCTGCCCGGCCTGCGTTTGTAGCAAGTCGCTGGCTTGTGTGGTGAGTATGTAGTCGCGTGTAATCTGAGTGGCTGTATAGCCAGCGTCTAGGCGTCCCACGAAATGGGGGGTTGTGTCAACGGCGGAAAAGTTGGGTCCGTTGATGTTTCCGACTCGTGCGAATACACCGGATATAGTTTTTGGTTGGGTTTTTAGAGTTTTTAGGGCCGTCATTGCAGTGTTGACTAGCTCTTGGTTTCGGGCAGGGCCTCGACCCTTTTCGCTGAAAACACGCACCACCAACGCACCACGGACATCCCGAACGCTGGAGGTAAGGGTTAGGTCACTGGTAAGGCCAAAAGTTACGTTAATTCGGACATATTCAGTCGTTGTGTTAGGTGGTACGGCAGTAATGTTGTCGAAATATACGGGTACTGCTGGGTCGAGATTATTGAAGGCGGTGAGTAGCGGCGACTCAACAGCAGCGCGGATTGCTTGGTAGTTCATGGCTTACGTTTGATTGCCAGTTGGACACCATCCTGAAGCGCTTGTGCCATTGCACCACCCTGGATATATGTAAAGTACCAGTCTTGGGGAGCGGTGCTAGTCGCCCTGCCTTCTGCATCTGTACTAACAGCGCCTCGAATACCTCCAGAGCGTGTACCGCTTTCAATAATCGGTTTAATGGGCTCACCTATACGCATAAACTTTTCCCCTGGCTCTATGTCAAGTGCTATGGCGGCATACTCAGCTACGTTTTTAATCTCATATTTTTTAGCCCTAGCAACTTCTTTGACTGTTAGAGGGTACTCGGGGATGTCATTTATTTGATAAGGGTACGAGCCGCCAGAAATCGATCTAGCAGACGGGCCAAAGGGTATTGCGACCCAGCTATCCCGAAATTCACCAGACCAAGCAGGTCCGGCATCGGCTAAACCATTCATAATTTCTACGGCGGCAAGTCTTGCCATGTCGTTTGTAAGTTGCCGCAAATCTCTCGACATCTGCGACACATCCTTTCTCGAAGGAACAGCCATTACTGCGGCCTCGCGATAAGGGTGTGATAAACCGGGTTGTCGCCGCGATAGGTCAAAATACTTATGATCTTGGCTTCGCGGGTCGCTCCAGCCTGTGGGTACTGGATGCGGTCGGCTTCGGTGGGGTAGTAGCCGTTGAGTTCGGCGCTACCGATGATGACTTTGATGTCGGTTGTTTGGTAAAGACCCTCTGATTCGCGGGGAGTGAGGCGGCTGATTACGCCCTTGACCGTGACGTTCGTGTCCGCTCCAGTGACTGTGCCGGTGGCTGGGTCGTAGGTGCGAGGTGTGGTGGTTTTGATGTAAGTGATGTCGATGCCCCAGTCCGCGAGGATCTGGGCCGGTATTGCGCCGAATGTGTCGTCAATCAGTGCCATATCAGCCCCGCAGTAACTTCACGTTGTAGTTGGTC